AGGCGCCAGGATTCTTCTGCGCCAATCGCACCAGCACCGCCGCGGGTCGATTTCTATCCGAACCTTTCGGCGACCACTCTTGCACCTTCCGCGATAGCACCGAAAGTCCAACGGGCTACTGAGTCGGCCCCGAGTGTACGGATTCCGCCGCAGGTGGATGTATACCCGAACCTGTCAGTAACTACACTGATACCGGTTCCGGCTCCGCTGAGCTTCGGTCGCCTAGACGCTTCGGCGCCTACGCGTTCGCCGCCGCTTACGGTTGACGTATACCCGAACCTGTTGGCATCGACGGTGCGCCCGCTTCCGCTCCCGCTGAGCGCGAAACGTGCAGATGCGTCGGCTCCGCGTATCGCTCCGCCGCCGGAATTGGATCGGTATCCGAACTTATCGGTAACGCAGCTCAATCGCGTATCGCACACGACGCAGCAGATAACCGCTTCGGCTCCTAGCCGGTGGACTCCGCCGCAGGTTGACGCATATCCGAATCTTCTGGCGACTACTTTAACGTCCCCGCCCGCTCCGCCGCCTGGGTTGCAGTTTTTCTCGTCGGCACCGTTATTGGTTTCTCTACTGCAGGTTGACGCTTACCCGAATCTGCTGACAACAACGATTGCGCCTACGCCGCCGACACCGCCGAACCCGACTCCGGCGCCGGGCGCCCCGGCGGGGCGATTCTTGACACACGGCCATCTGTTCACGGAACTAACCAAAGGTTTCATGTACGCGCAGGCAGCAGCCGGGAAATTCTATTGCTACTTGACCCGAGCCGGAGGAGTTGCCAGTGACCATTAACAACCGCGCGCTGCAAGGCCAACCAACTCTGCCGTACGCGGACTTTCGGTCATATGCTGGCGAGGACGTGTTCGCTAATGTTGCATTCGTCGATGCGGCCAACAATTCGGTTGTGCCGCTGACGATCGTCTTTCAGATTGATGATCTGACGAACGCACAGAATATGGTGCCGCAGACTAGTATTCCGAATACGGCACCGACCGTGTATGCCTCGGCTATGCGGATTCAGTTGCCGGCCTCGTACTGGAATATGACGTTCCCTTATCAGGGCTCGCAGATTTGCCAGATTTCGTGGACCTACACCGCGACTGATGTTTTGTCCGGATCGGTTTACACCGGACGCGCGGTGAATGTTGTCGAGCTTTGCGCGATTCAGACCCCACAGAACGGCGGATAAACGACAGAGGTGAGATGATGTCGTCGAAGGTGAAATTTCCAATTCAGTTGCTGGCTGACCTTGTAGCTGTGCAACCGAAGTCCGTCGCACAGCGCGGCGCGATTTTTCTTCCAGACTGGAATCGCAGTCTCCAGGGCGTCGTTCTAGCGATTGGCCCAGACTGCACAGAAGTCAAAGTTGGTGACGCGATTACCTTCCGCGCGACAAGCGGTATGGAGTCCGTATTCAACGGCGTGGCGATCCGGATCATGAAAGAGAAAGAGGACATCGACATGGTGCTCGAATGACTATTAAACCATTGCGCGATCGGGTAGTGGTTCAACGCCTCGAGTACAAGCACCCTATCCTCGCTGTTGTCGGCGTGACCTTGAACAAAGGTATCGTGGTGGCCGTCGGCGGTGGCCGCCGAGTGCGCCGCAAGACACGATTCGATGGGATGCCTGGGCGCCCTCCGATGTGGTTCGAAGATGGTGACGAAACCGGAAAGGTTCGGCCAATGCGGGTAAAACCGGGCGATGTCGTTGAATTCTCGCCGCGCGGTCAGGTCGAATTCGAACTTATGGGAGAACCGTATGTCATGATTTGGGAACAGAGTATCATGGGCGTTGACCCGGACAAGTCGCAGTCAGCGGCGCTCCTGTTCTCCAAGTCGGCCGGGTTTGACCGCGAAGGGAATTTCATGAGCGGCGCAGAGACCGCAATCTGATGCCGGCCGGGCGTCCGTTCGTAGAAGCTCCGCCTCCACGCGCGGTCGAGCCCTGTGATCCGAAAACGATAGCGCCGCTCAACAGCGACGGCTTCCCGGATCTCATGAACTATATGCCGTCGCGTCTTGTGCCGCTTGATGAAGCGAAACAGCGCGGCTGGCCTCTGTTCTACGAAGCCGGCGAATGCCGATACGGGCATCAGGCGCCGCGGTACGTGAGCAACCCGCGCCAGTGTGTAGATTGCCATCGCATCAAGCGCGGGAAACAGCCGATCAGCGCCCAGGTGAAAGGCGGGGCACCAGAATACAAGCCGCCGCGAGCGTACAAGCAGCGTGAAGCGCCAGTAGTGTCCGCGGCTCCGGCAGTCGTGCCGCAGCCGCTAGAGCCGGACCGCCAAGAGAAACGATTCTTGACCGCGTACGCCGAGCTGAAAGATTTTGACAACGCAGCCCGCTCGATTGGGCTTACCGAAGCGCATATGATTGCGCGCCTGTCGTGGTCCGCCGTGTTTCGTGATGCTGTCACGGCTCTGGAAGAGAGCCTTGGGGTTAGCCGTACGCCGGCTATCCAGGGGCCATTTGAATGGGACGCTGACAAACATTTTCGTTTCCTTGAAGTGTTCGTTGATACCGGCAACGAAGCCATTGCGCGCGATTCTATTCGCGTGACGCCTTCAGAGTTTTTCCGGGAGTTGGATCGCAATCCAGACTTTGCTACACGTTTTGAAGCAGCGCTTCCTCTGGCCCGTAAGGCGCTCGAGGAGCGTGCCATCCAGTTGTCACTGGCCGGGAACGATAAGCTTCTCCCTCGCGTTTTATCCGCGAACAACCCGCAGTATCGGGAATCTGTGAAAGTAGATTTGACGAGTGAGGTTCGCCTGTCCGATGAACAACTCAGAGCAGAAATCCTCCGACTCGCCACAACCGGACGACGCAGAGTCATTGAAGGCGAGTTTAGAGAAGTTGAGCCGCAACGAGCTATTGAAGCTCCATCGGGCGGTGAAGGAAGCGACGCGGCGGGACAGTCGGAATCAAATTCAGACCTACTTTGATACGCCGGAGATTCGGGCTCAGTATCCGAAGCATATCCAGTTTCTAGCGGCTGGCGCATACTGGAAAGAGCGAGCATTTATCGCCGCGAACCGCGTCGGTAAGACGGTAGCCGGCGCGTTTGAGATGACTCTGCATTTGACCGGCGAGTATCCGGATTGGTGGGAGGGCCGCCGATTCGACACGCCGATCGAAGCCTGGGCCTGCGGCAAGAATTCAAAGACGGTTCGCGACATTCTTCAAGCCCTAATGCTTGGAAAAGTCGGGAGCCAAGAGTCGCAAGGGACCGGGATGATCCCCGGCGACAAGATTATTCGCACGACGATCAAGCACGGCATCGCCGATGCAATTGAAACGGTGTTCGTGCGGCACAAAACCGGCGGCGTGTCGGTTCTGCAGTTCAAATCATACGATCAAGGCCGTGACGCCTATGAAGGAACGTCGCAGCATGTCGTTTGGCTGGATGAAGAGCCGCCCGAGGACATCTACGCCGAGTGCTTGACGCGTACGGCGACAACTCGCGGTATCGTGTACATCACGGCGACCCCGATGGAAGGGCTGACAGAGGTAATTCTCGCGTTCTTGCCCGGGCTACGGCCGACTGTTGAAGGCGAGAAGCCGACCGATACCTCGACGAAGTTCGCGATTCAGGCCGGCTGGGATGATGTTCCGCACTTACACGAGGACGAAAAGCGCGCCCTGATGGCGTCGTACCCCCCGTGGCAGCGCGACGCACGTACTCGCGGTATCCCGATGCTTGGGGCTGGCGCGATATTCCAGGTTCCGGTATCGGATATCTCGGTTGCGCCGTTCGAAATTCCAAAATACTGGCCGCGCAGCTTCGGAATGGACGTTGGTTGGAACAGAACGGCAGCGATTTGGACCGCGCACGATCGCGATACCGGAAAATATTACGTCTATGACGAATATTATCGCGGTCAGGCCGAGCCGAGCATACATGCGATCGGCGTTAAAGCTCGCGGAGCGTGGATTCCGGGCGCGATTGATCCCGCGGCGCGCGGCCGTTCGCAGATTGACGGTCAAAAGCTGTTTGACCTGTACACCGATCTCGGTTTGGACATAGAAAAGGCAGATAACGCTCGCGAAGCCGGCCTTTATGCGGTTTGGGAGCTGCTGAGCCAGGGGATGTTGCTGATTTTCAAGTCATGCGTCAACACCCTGGCGGAATATCCGATGTATCGTCGCGATGAGAAGGGGCAAGTCATAAAAAAGAACGACCATTTGATGGACGCTCTTCGCTATAACGTGATGACAGGCTTTTCTCGAGCAAAAACGGAGCCTGCGGCTCGCCCTGACGGGCATCCGTGGTTCCACTGGGCGCCCCCGGCAGTTTGGAGTGGTTGAAGGTGAGGAAATAACTATGGCAACGAGCATTCAGATCAAAAACTCGAACGTGTTGAATGTTTTGCGGGTCCGGAACGAGGACGCCGTAAAAGAGGGCGAGAAGCGCACCGGTAAGTGGAAGGTTGTCCCGACCGCTGTGCTGATTAAGCCGGGCGAATTCGCTGATGCGTGGATTGGCCCGGACCGCCGCATCACAATTGAAGAGCTGCCCACTTAATGAGCGGCGAAACGCCCCCAAATCTCTCTCCGCCAGAAGAGGCGAATGAGACGCCGGTTCGGAACGAGGCATACAAAGACCTTGACGACCCGGCCGCGTTGCTGACGCGTATCAAGAATCGCTACAGCGATGGCGTGGGGGCGTTCGAAGAGAACCGCCGGCTGCATTCGGAAGATTTGAACTTCGTGTACAACTCCGAGACCCAGGGCCAGTGGGATCCGGTTGTGTTAGAGGCTCGCCGCGGCAAGCCGTGCTATACATTCAATCGTGTTATTGGCCCTGTGAATCTAGTATGCGCTGACATGAGGCAGACGCGCCCGGCCGGTAAGTTCCGTCCGGCGTCGGACGGCGCATCTGAAGCCGTTGCAGACATCTTCGGCGGCCTTATGCGGAGCGTCGAGCAGGCTAGTCGTGCGGACCAGATTTACAAGACACAGTACAAGTTCGCCGTCGCGGGCGGATTTGGCGCATGGCGCATATCGCCCGTGTATGCGAGCGATGATACATTCGACCAGGTGCTGCGCATCATCGATATTCCGAATCCGCAGACCGTTATCTGGGATCCGGAATGCAACGACCCATGCTGTGGCGACGCCAACTGGTGCATCATTGCCGATCGCATTTCGCGTGATAAGCACGAGACAGAGTACCCGGGCGCGGATCTCAGCAGCTTCTACATGGCGCGTGACTCATACGGCTGGTTTACGGACAAAGAAGTGCGTGTCGCCGAGTATTATGAGCGCGTTCCGTTTGAAAAGACGATCGCGTTGCTCGACAGCGGCGACGTGATCGATTTTACTGCCGAAGCGAAAGCGGCATACGACGCCCTCCAGGAGAGCGGCGTTAAGTCGTCGAAAGTAATCAAAACGCGCAAGGTGATGAAGTGGCGCGTTATGTGGTGCCGTTGCAATGGCGGCCAGATTCTTGACGAGCCGATTTTTTACGACTGGAAGCGTATCCCTGTGATTCGCTGCCCAGGTCGCTACATCAATATCGAAGGCCGCAAGAAATTGCAGAGCCTGATTCGGCACAGCAAAGACGCACAGCGCAGCTACAACAGCCGCGGCTCGGACATGATTGAACGCAGCGCGCTAACGCCGAAGGCCCCGTATCTGGTCACTGAGACCATGATCAAGGGCTACGAAGGCGAATGGGCGCAAGCCAACACCGCGTCGCGTCCGTACTTGCCGTATAACATAGATCCGAAGGCCGTTGGGTCAGAGGGAATGCCGCAGCGGACGCCCCCGATAGATGTACCGACCGCCGCGCTCGCGCTCTCGCAGCAAGCGCTGTCAGATATCCAGGCGACCACTGGATATTTCGACCCCGCACTCGGTAACGCAGAGGACATGAATCGCGTAAGCGGCAAGGCGCTTGTGCAACATACGCGCCGTTCGGATCTCTCCAGTTTCGAGTTTATCGACGGCTTCGGTGCCGCCGTACAGTTGACCTGGGAAATCGGCGGCGACATGATTCCGACGACGTATG